CCATTAATATTATCATTGATAGTCAATTCAATTGGCTCTGTAGTAGATAATGTTTTTATTGCATGTCTAATCATAGATTTATTATACCTTACCTAGGATTATCGGTTTTATAAAACCCACTGCCTTTAAACTGAATTCCAGTTGGAGTATAGTGTCTACCCATCTCTTTTCCGCATAGCTCACATGTTTGCTCTGGCTTATAGTCAGCAATAGACATCTTTACTGGTACTACTTCATCATTACATTCGCACTTGTATTCATATACTGGCATTACTTACCGCTTGCCTTCCTTGCTTTAGCTAAGGCATCAAAGTCTTTTACCTTAGTTTCTCCCATGTATCCCCACGCATGACCATCTTTAATCATCTTTTCATTTAATGAAACTTCTGATCCATCCAAGAATACCCATCCTAAAATTCTTCCATACTTCTCAGAGCTATCCATCTTCTCTGTCTTGATCACAACAGATTTAGCTGCATCTATTTCATGCTTTAGATATGCCTTTGCCTCTAAGCCTAATGCCTTCTCCATCTTATCTGCTGTTCTGCTCTCTGGTGTATCTATACCAGCAAGTCTAACTCTTGAGCTAAATGAAATATCAAATCCAAGATCTATGTCTACATCGATTGTATCTCCGTCCACAACCTTTGTAACCTTCTTTACATAGTACTCGAACATGATTCTCCTTAAAATTGAAGAGCAGTTTAAACACATGCTCAGGTGTATCCTAAGGGTAACTAGCCCAGTATCACGAATGGCGTGATAAGACTATTATACCCTACTTGATTTTAATTGTCTTTGGCTTCTTCTCTTCTGGGACTTCCCGCTTTACTATAATATAAAGCATTCCGTCATTTAGATCAGCAGAATCCACATACATATATTCACCTAGGGCAAATGTGCGTGTAAACTTTCTACCTGCAATTCCCTTGTGAAGATATTCTTCAGCGTCTTCTGGTCGTTCACCCTTGATAATTAGGCTACCATCATGCTCTTGAATATCAATTGCATGCTTATTATATCCTGCCACCGCAAGCTCGACTACAAAAGTATCCTCATCGATTTTGCGAACGTTATATGGCGGGAAGCCAGATTGCTGATTTGTTGTATTTGTAATTCGGTCAAACATCTTATCAAATCCAATAAAGAATGGATCGTTTAACCATGTTGGCCCAAGGCCATTTGTTGTTGTTGAATATGTGTAAGTCATTTTATTCCCCTTTCAAGCGAATAATTTAATTAGGTCCCATTTGGCGACCTTTATATATTATATCAAATTCTTGAACCAGACTCAAGCAGGGAGGCGCTGGACACCTTAATAAACTTTACATGATCCTGAAATGATCTAATATTATCTTGACCTGAGTAAGATATACCGCTTTGTAGATTATTTTTCATGCCCAATATGGTATTAGATACAGGCCCTTTATTAGGAATAGTTCCAGAAACACCCTCTACATGAGGAACTTCTCCTACTGGCAAATCAAACTCTGGCTTTTCTATTTGAGTATCTAAAGAAGCCAATCCTCTAAATTTATTACTACCGCATTCATCATGACCAGCAAACATGCTTCCCATCATAACTGCACTTGCTCCTGCTGCAATCGCCTTTACAATATCTCCATTTTGCTTTATGCCACCGTCTGAAATTAATCCATTAATAGGGTCATCTTCTATATAATTATATATATCCATAATAGATGCTAATACTGGAACTCCGAATCCAGTTGAAGTTCTTGTTGTGCATGCAGCACCGCCACCTATACCAACACGAACAGAGTCAGCACCAGCTTCAATTAGATCAAAGTAAGATTCGTATGAGGCTACATTGCCAGTCATAATATGAACATAATTAGGAACTATAGATCTTAAATTCTTAATTGCATCTACAACAAGCTCTGTGTGTCCAACTGCAGTATCTAAAAGCACAACCCTTGTACCTGTAGATAGTACTGTATCAATGAATTCTTTATCGTATGCCTCATCTACATTTATTGCAAACCCAGCTCTTGCGCCGATTAGCTTTATTTGAGATAAGCGATCTTCTTTTGATTGAAATCTTGTGACAAAACCAATTCCACCATAAAGATAGATTTCCTCTAACATTTCTACTGAGCTGATGTATTCCATCGGCGCAATGATAAAAGGCATTCCCAACTTTATAGTGGAATTAGGTCTTGCTGGCACACCTATCTCGACTGATATATCAATATGACTTCTTGACTTAATCTTAGACTTCTTTGGGACAAGAAGGATATCGTCAAAGCATAAAGAGCTTGTATCCTTGTCGAGATACATTTATGCTACTTCTTTTTTGCTTCTACTACTGGAGCTGCTGGCTTAGCAACAGCCTTCTTCGCCTTTGGCTTTGCTTCTGGCTGTGGCTTTGTCTTTACAGCTTTACCAAATGCTGGGCGTCCAAATCCTACAATAGAAACAGTCTGGCTTCTGCGAAGCTTCGAGCCATTCTTCTTCTTGTATGCACGATTCTTAACGCATGCCTGACCGCCGTTTCGCTGATCTCCCTTTTTATCTGGTGCAGTATTTCCTTCTGCAAGATCTACTGTTCCGTCGTTGTTAACTCCAACAACAATTCCTACGTGAGAAATTCTATCGACGCCATCATTTGGGAAGTCCATATAGGCAATATCTCCAACTTGTGGTGTTGCAACTTCTGCTGCTTGCCATGTTCCAGCCTTCATAAATGCTTGTGCACCTGCTGGTGTGTAAACTGTGTTAGGGATCAAAACTCCAGCTTCATTTCCGCACCAGTTGACGAAGCTTCCACACCAAGGTTGGAAGTTAGCCTTTGTGAATGCTCCATACTTTGTTTCATTATCCTTTGGACCTTCGATGTATCCAATTTCTGCCAGAGCAACCTCTACGAGTCTTGCTGCTGATCCTTGTACTGCTGCCATTTTATTCTCCTTTTAATACTTTACTTACATCATATCTTGATGCATATTAATACTTAAATTATACCATTTGTGCCCCCGATAGGATTCGAACCTATGGCCTAAACATTAGAAGTGTTCCGCTCTTCCTCTGAGCTACGAAGGCATATTGCTAAATATCGTATCCGCTCTCTCTCAAAACCTCAACGCCACTATCAGATAATCTAATATTGGCATTTAAATCTTCATCATATTCAATTTCAATAAGTTCTTTTTTATATAGCTCAATAATAGTCTCTTCTACAAAGCCCATGTGAGCCTCCCAAAGATCTGGTGCAATTTCTTTTGCTATATCATTTACCTTATACATGAGCTCGCCATCTTCTGCAACTCCATCTAACTCTACTGCTCCGATTGCAACATAATGCTCAAACAGATTTGATGCTTCGTCTTCCATTTTTCCTCCTTGTATGGCGGCTGGGACTCGAACCCAGACTTTACATGTTATGAGCATGTGGCACTAACCTATTATGCTACCGCCATTCGATGACATAATTCTATCACTATCTTTTAGGTTTGGCAATAGCTACATACTCTAAAGCCGATTTTATTAATTTAGGACTGTCATTTAATAATCCAATTGCTGTATTACAATTACTACAAAGAACTCCACGAATGCACTTACCACAAGAAAAACTGTTATCATTACAGCAATCATGATCATGATCTATATGTACGGCTTCTTTATCTTTACATATCCAGCATTTACCACTATGCTTACTAAGCATTACATCATAATCTTCTTTTGTAATATTATGCCTTTTAAATCTTCGTGGATCATATCCGAGGGCCTCTACGTCTTTATTTCTTTTTAATCTTCTGTACTCATTAGCTGCATTCCTGCATGGGTTACAGGGTAATTCTTTTTTTTGAATATGAGTACTGTACCCAGAATAAGTTCCACATTTTAACATACATTAATTATATCATAATTAATGTATCATAACAAATTCTATCATTAAGAGGGCTTGTCAATAGTCTGTTCAACAATTTGCTGTACATACTCAGAGAAGTGTTTTCTCACATTACCAGATGGCCTGTTCCCAAAAGATGTCCAAAGCCTTTTATACTCAATTACATTAGAAAATGTGGTAGGGCAAAGTATCACGCCGTTGTATTCCTTTAGTACAGTTGGTAGTGGGACATGCTTTCCACAACACTTACACTCTTTAGCCTTCTCTTGATACGTACTCATAACATCGTCATTCCTTCTATTGCTTCTCTCAAGTCATTTGGCATTCTTGGAGGTCTAATTAAATTGATAGAATCCTTTTTTAATTCTTCAAGCTCTCTCATGTGGCTATCATATCCATATGTATGAATTTCAACTTCAGTATTTCTAGTTGGCCTAGTCTTACTAATTGAATTAAATATTGCACCGCAAACTGCGTCAGCTAAGTCTTTAGATCCCTTTCTAGGGTGATCGACTCTATCTCTCATGATCTTAAGCTGAAGTAATTCATCAATAAGTAATGATATAGCTGGACCAGTTAATCTTTCTTCCGCCACAACCATAGCCATATCATCATAATGCTTTTTAGCTACAGACAATGTTTCTGTATTAATTCCATAGGCCTTTAACTGCTGCATCATATCATGTGAGTTCCAACGGTCAAAGCTACATACACCAATATTAAATCCTCGTGTTTTAAGAGAAAGAATATAATCTTTTACCTCAGTAAAATCAACAGACTTTTCTGCAGTTGGAGTCCAGTATCTTACCGCATCAACCTTTACTACTGGAGCTGGCTGTGAGTATTCACTTGTTACCTTTACATTTACCCACTTTTCCACATGTGCTAATGCTACAGCACAATGGTCATGCTTTTGGGCAAGGTCGACGTGAATAAAGTATTGCTTATCATCATCTGGAACAAACCACTCTTCTAGTCTTCCAAACTTATCTACCGCCATCGACATATTATTAAATGCCTTCTCTACCTTTTCACGTGACTTAAAGAATGCATCAATCATTTCTGGTGGCATGCATGCAAATCTACCTAGAGCATCTGGCATGTTCTTATAGAAGTCTACCTTAAAGTCTTCGATCTTCTTTGTTGGATTTACTTCCCATGTAGGACGCTTTAGGGCATATGTCTTTGGGTATAGATATGACTTGATATG